CTTGTTTTGCATAGAAAATCTCACCATCATTGGTTACTAGATTGTGTGTATAGTCAAATTCTTTAATCATGTCGATTGTTCCAGATGGGCTTACTTCTGGGAATGATAAAACCCTAATAACGTTGTCTGCTCTTGCTTGTTCTGACAGGTATCTTGTACTGTCAGCCCAGGTTTGAAAAGATTCTGTTTTGGCTTCATTGATTCTATTAGTTAGATTCCATGAGTTTGGTAATTGAAACATTCTGTATTAACTCATATTTTGAGTATAAAGAGAATTAATATTTACCATAGCCTATAGACATCTTCTTGTCTATATCTATCGTTGAATCGTTGAACATCATAGGATAAACCCTCAATACTTCTCTCCTCTATAATTCCATTAATGGTATCTGTGAACATTTCTTTCCAAAACTTGGCTGTTTCATTGTCTCCACGTTTACCTCTGAATAATGAGCATACATAGTAGTTAGCTGCCATTTGTACGTCTGCCAGAATACTTGGGACCTTTAATGGTATTCTTTCATCATGCTGTTTTAGGATATTATCGATATGTTGGTTGGAAACCTCTCCAAATGAGTTTAATAGTTCATCATCTACCGTATCAGTCACATCTATGTTGAGTAACTGCTTACACTTGTTAATTCCAAAGAAATTACTAGCCATTGTACGTTTTAAAACGTCTAAAACTAAGAGAATTAATAAAAAAATAAAAAAAAGAGAATTAAGCTTAATCGGTTGTACTGATTCTTACAATAGATGTAGAATCAATGACACCTGCTTTAGTTCTCCATGTTGTGTTTACTCTCACTTGATTATCTTCACCAACTTCGTGCATTTTAACAGTTACATCACGTTTAATGCCGATACCGTATGAATGTTTTGGGACACACATATAGGCGTTTACTGCATTGTTTGTGGTGTTGTTTTTATGCTCGACAGCGTTGGTAACAATTAATTGAACTCCCATAAATTGCTCTAATTCAGCTTTAAGCCAAATGTCAGGAGCACTTCTGGTTGCCAATGATGTTACGTTACTACTGGTGATGAGTTCTCTCCATTGTTGTGGGTCTAAGAAGCAAATTGGTTTAATTCCACCTCTAAGATATCCTTGATTTTCAAGATATTCTCTACCAACTGCAATACCTGTTTCATCTAGTGCCATTGAGGCTACATCTGATGAAGTGATGGTTGCACCGGTATCTCCTCTAATCCAGAGTCCTGGAGTTAAAGTTCCCTCTGCTGAAATGGTATCTAACATATCAGTTGCAACAAAATCTTCGTATGAGGCTGCACTTCCTTCGACTATTGCTTGTAGCAAGTCAAAAGGTGAGTTTTCAATTTCATCAAAGTCACCTACTAAGTAAACACCTGTGATAGTGCTTGGAGTAACTTCAACGCTAGTGAAAGTTTGTACTGCTTCTGAAGGGGTTGTTCCAACGGTTTGTGAACCATTAGCTGGGATAGAAGTCTTGAAGAATCTTGCTCTATCCATACCTGCTTCGATACGTTTGGTTTTAGCAAACTGGAATACAGGTTTGAAAGAAATTCCACCTGGAACGATTGCAACGTCAGTATCTAAGTCCTGTGTTGCGTGAGTTCCTGAAATAGAAACAGCTTCTTTGAGTTGTAGTGGTGAGTCTCTGAATGATTCAGTTACTGCACCTTGTCTATCACGGGTTTGTTTGGTGTTAATGCTTCTTAGAGATTCTAAGGAGATATCAAACTCAAACTTACCGAATTTTCTCAAAGATGGTGCCATCTGTTCAGCTACTTGATTCCAGGTCTTATGACCGTCATCTAAGCCAACTTGTGCAGATGGTTTCTTTTCTGAAAGAGCCTTAATGGATTGTTCAATGGCGGCTAGTCTCTTATTCTCTGTTGAAATAGATGTATTTGTTTTACCAATATCACCTGTTTTATCAGAGCCATTTGGTTCACATACACCAGAGTCAGCGTTTAGGCTGTGTCCTTCTGGGCATTGTGTTCCCTCAACTTCTTGGCTTCCACCAACATCAGCTCCAGATGAAGCTACGTCAGGTTGTGCGTCAGTAGTTTTTGGGTCTCCAAATGCAGATTCTTTAGCTACACATTTTCCTTGTGAGACGTCGAAAGTTTGTCCTTCTGGACATTCTTCCATTTCTGATTTTTTACAATCGCAAGGCATAACTAATTCTTTAAATAGTGTTTAGATAAGAAGTAATGATTAAGTTTCAGGATAGTAATCCCTTATACACTCATTACATTCTTGCCAATAACCATCATATTTCTTCTTACATCTAGGACATTTCAAATATCTAACATACCTTTCATTGTACTCATACCACACTCGGACCCACAGGTATTTACAGCCATTCTATCAATATTTTCTAATTGTTCTGGTGTGAAAAATTTTTCCATTATCTCTTGATTTCTTACATCATCAAAATCTGATGTATCTCCCCACTTTGTATATTTTTGTGCATTTTTAGAACCAAACCTCTTTATTCCATCTGTTATCCATTCCATGAACTCGAATCTCTTTGGGTCCACTTGTTTTAATAATAATGCCTCATCTTTCTGTGCAAAAGCACCACACATACACTCTCCAGAGAACCCTAATGTCTCATAAGATGGAGACCTCTTTAACCCATTCTCTATGAAATATTTATACACTTCATCATCTTTCTCATAAAATATTGGATTAATGAATGTTAGACCACTATCATCTGATATTGGTTCATTATAATTTCCCATTCTTCTTACTGATTCCCATTTCCTTACACCAGCAACAAGTGCCACTTTCTTATCTTTAAATTCTGGCTCTTGTACAAATTTAACCATAGTATTATATTTGAGAATTTTCATAATTGCAGAGTGCATATTAGGTCCAGGAAATCCAAATTGGAGACAATAAGCAACATAAGCAAATGATAATGGTGTTGGTTCTCTAATGTATAATTTAACTCCCATCTCTTTACATTGATTAATAACAAAATCCTCTGTCATACTTACGCCAGTATTTGTTCGTAAATGAAGGACACCATCACATTTACCCATTTTAATTAATTTATCTAATACTTTTCCAGAGTCTTTCCCACCTGAATATCCGACGATAAATGTATCATATCCTAAATTCTCGGCTTCTTTCATTATACCTTCATAAGTCTTATCATTAACTGGATATTCTTTCATATATTGTTTCTTATGATGAATTCTATGTCCTTTTGGTGTTCTGTCTGATATATCAGGTTCAGAAAATTTTGTTTGTTTCATAATTTAACGATAATATACTATAATTTAAATTAAACTCTCTAAATTAATTAACAATCGTGTAAGGTTTTAATTTCTCTGTTGAAGAAGGCACCCTTACTACTTGCTCCCTCAAATGAATCAAATAGTCTCTCTGATACTCTGCAAAAGTGATATGTTTTACCATTCAATAATATATCCATCTCACTACTCTCTCTATCCCATAACACATTACCAACAAATGATGATGAATGTGTAAATGCCTTAAACTCTGGATTACCTACTGTATCTGATTTTTGTTGACCTATTGATGTGGGATTATCACTTATTTGTTGTTTAATATCATCTGGGATAGGCTCACTCTTAATATCTGATACAGATTTATTCATAGGTGCATTTAATATGGTTAATGCTAATCCTGCAACTGTTACACTAAATATGGTTGTTAAAATAACTGATAATTCAGGCTTATTAATAGATGTTAATGCCTTAATATTCATATCAGATAAATCATCAAACTCAATATCGGCTATTTTTACATCTAATTTCATTTTTTTTACTAAATCTCTCCTTTGTTGTGGTTTTAATTCACTCCATAACTTTTTTAGTTTATTCTTACTAATTGATTCCGTAACGGTATATTTATTATGTAAATAATGCTCTACTTCTCTCCAAGAATCGTCTAATGTTTCATTAAATTCAAATCCTCTTGGCACTTTTGCAATTTTCTTTTTCTTTTTAATATCTGCTCTTGCTTGTGGTCCTGATAACGTTACTGCTTCCTCAGCATTTCTTAATTGTTTTAGGAAATCAGATTGTTTCTTTATTGTTGATTTATTAGCTATTATTTTAGGCATGAATTTTGTTGGTTCAGTATGAACTAATCTGTTTAATTCTGCATATTGTTCCTCTCTAAATTTATTATATTTGATAATACCAAACTTAGTTTTAACATCAATATCTTTATCACCCTCATTGTTTAGTATGTCTTGTGTATATTTGGTTAATGGTTCTTTGATTATATCTGATGTTTTCCAATTATTTTGCTGACTATCTGATAATCTATCAAAATCAGCATGAGATAATTCATGTGCAAGTACAGACCTATTATATCCTTCATCTGATGAAATTAGAATTTTAATGTTACCTGTGAATTTTGTATGAACTCCTCTAAATCTACCATCACTTCCTGAACTATCAGTTAATGTTATTTTATCTGCTAAATCTGATAAATGTGAAGGTAATGAATTAATTGCCTTATTGGCTAATATTGTAGCATTTTTTTTATAAACATCATCTCGTTTTGCTAAATTACCAACAAATTTAATTTTCACATCTTTTTTCTTACTAGGTTCTTTATCATTCTTTGGTTCTCCAGACCCACCATCTCCTTTAGTAAATTGTCCACCTTTAGAATCTCCTGCTGGAGCATGATTAGGATTATTTTCTAGTTTTTTTTTTCGTGAAGCTTGCCACAATCTTCACAAACTTCAAGATTTAGATATTCTAATAGGTTCTCTACTTGTGAACTAATTTTATGATAGTTAGTATAATCTGCACCTTTTGTGTATTTGTTTTCGTGGTCATGACTACATTCCTCGATATATTTCTCCATTACCTTTACTGTTGTCTCTGGTACTCCAGGTGTTTCAGTGAGTGCTAATCCTACTGGCTGTAATCCAAATGGCATAGAAAAGCAATCTCCAGGTCCATTACATATCTCTCTTAAATCCTGTGGGTTTGCCTCTATACTGGTAAATAATGTCTTGTTACGTGCAAGACTAGCGGCACCTTCATTGGTTATCTCGCCCTCATAATATACTGTCTCTAAGCTTGAGTTATAGTGGAATGTTGCTGTACCTATTACTTGTCCTGGATTATGTTCCCAATTCAATGGAACCTCTACACCGTCAAATCTCTCCAGTTCGGCTTTAGTGTATAGATTGTTATTTCTTGATATTCTTGGAATTAATGCTACACCAGATATTTTTGCTGATTCATTTACTTTAGTATAAGCTTCTAGTTTCAATGATACTTTTCTATTTAAAATGATAAAAAGAAATAATAGGCACATGATGTATCGACATTCTTTGTACCTAACGACCTAGAACGTGATTATACTATAATGTTATGAGTTAAAAGAAATAGCTGACCTCAATGAGGAGATTTTCAACTCCTGGCACCCTCACGGTATGCGTCTTGGTCAAACTACTTGGGTGAGGCTGGTTCACCCGATAGTATCATTATAATTAACATCAATTTAAATGCTTTTAACTGCCTTGCACACCTGACATTCTGCTATGTTATTCCCTATCATCTTCATCTGGGCTGATTCACAATTACTACAAAATACCTTACTTACTCTATACTTCGGCATATATTTCACAATGATTAACAGTAGTCCCAGAACCACCTGTGGCTCTCATGTTGATTAAATCTCCTGGTTTTAACATAATATGAATTTCATCAGCTAAATCTAACTGATTACTTTTTGTAAAATCTACCCAATTACTGCCACCATCAAAGGTCATTTCTATTGATGAATTATTATTGATTGAAATATTAAAATGACAATGTTTAGGCTTTAGATACACTTGAAGGTCAGTTGTGAACCATTCTTCATTTTGTGTCTTTACTCCAGTTGTTTCTCCAACTAATTCATAATGGGTCATAATAACTCCTTAATGATTTCAAATAAAGTGAATCCTATTCCCATCATGGCAATTACATAGTAGAATTTCTTATCCTTTGCATTTTGTTTACTCTCTATCTCATTAAAATGATTATCAAGATTGACCTCTACCTTTGTCATTCTGTCACATAGGTCCGTAACTTTGTCATTGATGTTGTCCAAGTTGTCTAGGATTCGTTTGGTCAAATCGTCAAAGTCTACTGGCATTGACAGCCACGCTTCGTACATAGTGAGTGTTGTGATTCCTTACACATCTTGCATTTCCTTACTGTCTTGGCTTTAACGTTGGCAATTTCGTTCATGGTGTTGATGTGTTCTGTTTTGATGTCTTTTGCGTTTTTAGCTACAGTTGATTGTAAATCCTGGTTAGCCTGTATCTCATCATCATCTGGTAGTTCCATACCTGTGTTGGTTCTGAACCATTCCCTGCCTTCACTCTTTGTCATGAGTCCTGAATCTACCAAATCCTTAATCTGATTAACTTCTAACTCTACAACATTTTGTGTAGTGAATCCAATGAATAGGTCTACTTCATCTGGGTCAAATCCGTTCTGGATTAGTATGGTATCAAACAGTTCGTTCTTTAATTTGTTAGCTAAATATCTCTGATAACCTCTGACTCTTTTCATTACAATATTATCTGTTGTCTCTGAACTAGCTCTAGATGTAAAGTCACCTGTCATTATATCGTGTGGGAATTGTGTACCCAACTCGAATGTGTTCTCTATGTGGGTGATGTAATCTGTGTACTTGCTATTCCCTGATGTCTCAAAGAATTCAATCTCTGGCTTTATCTTCTGTACTCGCTTGTCACCTGGCTTGTATCTCTGCCATCTTGTTGCTTCCTTCTCTAGATATGTATCACTTGCACCAGGGTATGTGATGGTTGTAATTGGATAGGCATTATTCAGAATGATTGCTCCCATAGCGTCCTCTATTCCCCACATGATTTCTATTAGTGGTGCAGTTGTACGATTCCCTACTGTTCTTGGAATTGCCAGACTATAGAATAATGACTTACCCCAGGGTTGCCTGGAATAATTGGTTAAGTTGAATTCAATAAAT